GGGTGCATTTATGAGGTCGTTATGTTCGACCCCATGTCCATAAGCGTAAGCACGGAAAAGCCGTTCTGCGGCATTATAAGCGTGAAGAAAGTTATAGAGCTGTTTCCGGCTGCGGAGCGAATTCCGGACTCCATGTACGACAACAGCTATCACCATGGCGGCTATTTTTATGACTGTAACACTACGAATGTAGATTATGTACCGCAGGAAGAAAAAGAAAAGCTGCGGCAGGATTGGGAGAACAACCCACAGTGGCTTGCATATTTTCCGTATGTTATCGGCGATAAGATACATATCGTTGCTACCTCGCGCTGTCATATCCATCACTATATTTTCAGGCTGTCAGATTATTCGCAGGTTTCAAAGAAAACCATTGAAACCGACACTCTGCTCCAGACGTATGGCGTAGGCTTTAAGTATGAGAGAATCAGCAATTCTTCGTCGCAGTACAGATGGTTTTACGGCGCGGGTGTGAACGGAGATTACTGCAATGCTCTAAGCGCATTTGAGTGGAACGATAAGTACTTCATCATTACTAAATATCCGCTGATAGATGGCAAAGAAGCGACCGGAACAAACAATTTTGGCCAGTTGCGTGTTTTCACCAAAGACGGAAAATCCACGGGCAAGACATGGCAGTATGTCGCTGACGGAACGCTCTCTAATATGACGGCGGCG